CGGCTAAACCATACATCTGTCTGACGTAGTTTAGATCTTTTGCTTTCTGTTCTCTATGGGCATCGCTGGCCTTGCGGGCACGATTAATATCTTTTAATGATAATTTACTTTTACGATTATCGTCTATTTGTTTCACACTTTTATCGTTTTCAGAATCGTATGTCTGATCTTCAGTAGGTTCCATTGTTTCTTGATCAAAGTAATATAGTTCTCGTAATATCATAATGTTATTTATACAGTTTGTGCTGTACCTTCTTCTGCTCCACCAAGTTCAGTTTCAGTGTTTGTTTCTGGTGCGTCACCAGTTCCACCATCAATGCCCCCAGCGTCACCGCCTAGTTCGTCTTCAATGCCTCCTAAGTCTCCTGCAAGGTCAGCACCGCTAAGTCCTGCACCACGCATTTCACCTGCCATATCGTCTGTAACTAGATCGGTTAAGTTTTCGTCGTTTTCTTCTCTCCACAATCTTTCATTTTCTGCAACTTCTTCTTCAGTAAGACCTAAGAATCTCTGTAGTGCAAATCTATTTGAAATGTATGGTACCTGTGCCATACTTGTGAATGTGCTTATTCTATTGTTATCAAGTTCTGCTTGTCTATATGCCGCAAAGTTTTGTGGAGGTGTTAACTTTAGATTAAACATGCTAAAGTCAATGTTAGCACCTTTACTTTGTAAAAATAATTTAAACTCTTTGTTAAACTCTTCTTCAACCATACTTTGTAAACGTTCACAATATTTGTTAAAACGCAACTCTTGAATGTAAGCAGTTCCTACTCTACCGTCATTGTATTGGCTTGCTCCATCATCTGCACCAGTAGGTAGATAACTTGAAGGAATACGCAAACCACGAACCAACTTGTTAGTAAAATACCTAAGGTCATCAATCTCTCCTAAGTTAGTACCACCAGGCAACGTTTCAACTTTTGATCCACGTCCTTCAGCTGTCTGTGGAAAGAAGTAATCTTCGTTGATTGACAGTGGATTATATGAACTGTCTATAACATTTGTACCACCACCTGTCTTGGATGGAATGCGTCTTTGGTGTATTTCCGTTTTTACACGCTCCACAAACTGCATAGCAAGGTGTGAAGGCATATTGCCCACATCAACGTAGAATACTCTTCTTTCCGGTGCTCTTTGTACACGGTAAATGATAATAGCATCTTCAAGTAATTCTTTTTGTTTATAAACTTTAAATATACTTTCTAATAAACTATTGCCAAATGGATAATTTTGATCTAAACCTTCACTCATACTTAAATGCAATACATGTTGTGCATCTACATGTGTTTCGTCATGTTCTTGTGCAAACCTGCTAGTGTTACCGCTTGGTGTATGATTGTTACCTGTGCCTGCATTATGCTTGACTTGTTGGTAACCATTTGTGCCTCCTGGTCCATAAGAGTTAGTTGTGTTAAGTGGAGTTGCTTCTAAGGCATCAAATGCAAAGTTTAGATTCTTTACTACATATTGTTCAGGTTTTTTACCTTCGCTTTCATTTACAATAATTTTTGTAACTTGTGCTGGATCAACATGAAATAACTTTTGTGTTTCTGGATCTCTAATAAAAAACTGGTCGCCATACTTAAATGCATTTCTAATAGTTCTAAACATACGTGTTTCAAACTTATTTAATTTGCACCATTGTTGTAAGTACTGTCCAATAACTTGTACTTCACTGTTAGTTGCCGATCCTTTGAAATCAATATTAAAATGACTGTCGTTGGCTTTATTTTTTTGTGTACAAAACTCTGCAAGTATATCTAATGCGGCGTTTACTTCACTATCGCTATCCATTGTATTGTATTGATTATAACGTTCTATACGATTTGGTGAACCAACATACACATCAGGAAGATGTGAGCTATAGTTGGCGGCCGCAGGTCCCATACCGCTACTACCTTTTAAACTAAACGGACTATAACTTCCGTTCCTATTATCACTTGTAGGTACTGGAGTAAAATACTTTTTCCAACTCATGTTACACTACACCTTTCATCAAATTGCCTTGTAGACCTTTTGTAGCCCTTAAACTTTTCTGTTGTGTTATAACGGAACTAGATTCTATACTCACTAGCTGTGCTAGTTGTGAAATCATTTGATCAAACTTGCCTGAAACCATAGATTCTAACTCTGTTGCAACACTACTATTACTTATCGTATTTTGTTCATTTTTTGTTTGATTCTGAACAGAAGCGTCTAAGTTAGTAATACCTTTCATTAATCCTTGCATTACACCTAAACTAGAGTTTGCACTCATCACAGTTGCTGGTCCACTAATAAACTCTGCACCTGCTTCACCTGCTATTCCAACTTCTCCTGCTCCGATTCTACCACCTTCAGCAAATCCTCTTATACTACCAGTTCTTTGCATATGCCTAAGTGATTCAACAGCCCTTTGTGTTGCTTCTACTCTAGCGGCCGCTTCTTCTGCCGCTTGTTTAGCGGCTTGTAGTTGAGGATCTAATCTAGTAAATCCTGCATCTACCATATCCTCTACACGTTGCGTTGCTTCTTGTAGAGCAGTATTTTGCTGGGTAAGTTGTTCTTCTGCTTTTGCAACAACTTCTGTTGTAACTTTTTGTGTACCTTCAGCACCATCAATGTTTGATTGTACTATATCATCTCCAGTACTTAGTGCTTCCTGTGTTTGATATGCTAAATCTTCAGCCATCTGTGATGCCATTGATTCCATAGTACCGTTTAGCTGACTATCTCTCTTCGCAGAGTCTGCATCCATTCCATTTGCCGCATTGAATAAATTAGTAACAGCACCTCCTAAATGATCTGCTAACTCGCCTGCACTTGGCAATGCCGCTTGTATTGTATCAAGAGCTTTAATACCTGCGGCTTCTAAACGAGGTATAGTTTCTTCCATAACAGTTGTTGATATTGTTCGCAAGTTTTCTTGGATAGCTATTGTCTTATCAAATATACCAGTAGTTTGTTTCATTTGCCGTGCTTGCTCTTCTGCTATTTGACTTCTTAATTCTCCTTCAGCATCAATACTACTTTGTGTTCCATCTCTTACACTGTCTATTGCATTTTTATAATCAAAGGCCGCAGAACTAGCATTTGCAAATGCATCAGAAGTAGATGATAATCCACCAAGTATAGCAGTTTGCCTAAACTGTTCTGTGCTTTGGTAATCAGCGGCCGCACCAGCGGCATTCCTTAAACTATCTTGGAAAGAACTTATTTCGCCTCTGTTGAATTGTTCAGCCGCCGCATAAAGTTGATCTGCGCCGTCTCCCATTGCTAACACTGCACCTCTTGTAGCTTCAGTAGTAGGAGCTCCTCTTAAAGCAATATCAACAAAAGCATCAGCGGCATCTTTACCTAACTTTGCTTGCAACTCAGTTAACTGTGAAGTAAATGCCGCTTGCTCTTCAGATGATTTACCCATAAGGAATGCATTTACATCACCTTGACGTCTACGAGTTTTCATTTCATCAGCTAGTTGTTCTTTTTGTATACCAGTTAATTTTGATAAACCGTCTAGTTCTACCATAAGGTCTTTAGCGGCTCTAGCTTGTTGTTCAACACTCATTCTATCTTTGCGTGAGTTTGCATCAGCTAATTCACCATATAGTGCAAGTCCGTTGTTTATATCATTAGTTGTCATACCAAGTCTACGTAGCTCAGTACCTAGTTCAGCACTATCTAATATTGTAGTAGATACTGCTTTAAATCTTGCTATAGCTAAATCTGTTGTACCACCAAATGCTCTTAATGATGTAGCATTTTGTTGTAAAAACTTTGTCATATCGCCAACTGTCATACCCATTTCAGCGGCTGATACTTTAAGATCTTTTATTTCTTTTCCAAATGTAGCACCTATTTGTGTAAGTTGTTGGTATTCAGCTAAACTTGCTTCAGCAAACTGTGACAAACCGTCAACAAGTTGTCCAAGCATTTTACCATGTTTACCAAGGAGTTCTGTGTTATTAGAAATAGCACCAGAATATGCACTTAAACTTTGCTGTCCTGTAAGTAACGCACCACCTAAACCAGCCGCACTTTTAGTGAGACCAGAAAAAGCAGATGTGGCCAT